GACGAACATTTACTCTATCTAAAGCTGTTGCTTTACGTTGTAATGTTTTCTGACCAAATACTACAACACCTTCTCCAGGGAATGTAGCTAATGGGTTAACATTTGAGTTATATAATGTATCACGATCATTTTGAGTTAATTTTCTTTCAGCACGTAATACTGAAGGAACACCACCACGATTTAAACCTGCAGGAGCAAACCATTCAGCACCTACTTGATCATTGAAAGCATAAACACCACCAATTACTGTTGATGCTGGAGACCAAACTGCTTTACCAAGTGCGCTTGAATATACTTGAATCCAAGGCCAATAGGTAGCAGCATAGTTGCTTGATTGACCAGCAGCAGCATTAGCTGCGCTTGATACTACGGCACCATATACTTTAGTATCTACTACTGCAATTGCATCACCTCTACCTTCGCAAGTAGAAATCATAGTTGCAGAAGCAGCATTATCTAATCCTACACCAGGAGCTAATAATACGTTAAAACGGTATTCATCTTTATTTGCTAATAAATTGAATGCTGTTGTATAATCAGCAGCAGCAAATCCTTGAACGTTTGTTGTTGTGATGTTTTCGTTCATTAATTGAGCAGCTGATGTTGCAGCAACACCACCAGCAAATGAACCACCATATGATCCACTTCCTAATGCTGGTAAAGATCCACTGTATTGAGTAGCTTTGTAATTACCATTATTATCGATAGAATCTGGCTGGATTCCTGTTACAGATTTAACACGAACATATTGAGAAGCATTAGCATAAGAACCAGTATAATCAATATATGGAGAACCATCACTATCTAAACGATAAACTGGTTTAATATCACCAATTACACGAGATATATAGTTTGGTAAAGCTGGGTCTAATGTAAGATTAGGCCAAGTTTCAATATAATTCTTTTGAGCGTTATTATCGTTACCTAAGCGAATAGCTAAATTGAATGTACCACTTCCTGTGTTTACATTTGTAATTTCCCAACGAACATTAACTGCACTTCCACTTGCTAAAGCACCACTAACCATACTAGAAGTGTTATTCATAATATCACCCCAAGCTATAGTTTCAAGATCAAATGAAGTACTAGCAGCTATAGAAGGTACAGTAGAACTTGCATAAGTACTAACATTAGCACTACCACTGATAATTCTAGTAACTAATAGTGTTTGTCCACCATTGTTGAAATAATCTTTAGCGGCTAAAGATGTAAGATATTCGTAGTAGTAACTACCACTTTTAAATGTTTCTCCGAATTTAGCTACGAATTCACTGTAAGAAGTTACATAGGTAGGAACTAATGGTTGACCTAACACTGTAGGACCAACAATAGCGGTTGCCGTACCAACGATACCTCTTTGAACTAACGATTGGTCAGATTCATTTTGGAATACGCCAGGAGATAAAATTTTTTCTGCCATTTTATATTATTGTTTTTGAAAATTTAATAGGATTGACCTACTAATAAATATCTAAAAACCGCTATAAAACGCGAAACTATTACTGGATAGGCGTGATTTCTCCTGTTTCGGGGTTAATTGAACCGCTTCCGTATTTTTCTTGAAGAGATTTAGTTAGATCTGATTCTTTTTGTTCAATTGTTACAAGATCATTAACTAATTGTTTTTTACTTTCTTCAAGTTTTCCAACTTGCTCTTGCAGAGCTAGTCGCTGTGCTTCAGTAACACCAATTTCAAATAAAGTTTGGTTGTACTTTGATTGAAGATCTTTAATTGATTGTAATTCTTCTGTGGTTAATTGTGGCATAACATTATTTTATTTTTCCCATTTAGCTAATGGGCAAGCTTCTGGACCTGGTTTAGGTGAAAATACTTTTTTACTTAGTGGGCAACCACATTCTCCACAAATAAATGAATTAATTGTTGAAATATGTGTTTTTTTATCACATGAATCACAAACACTAGCTCTATATTCAGCTATAGCTTGTTGATCAGGTGTTGGATTAGCTGCGGTTACCCATGCCTTAAATATCTCTGAGATTTTATTCATTAGGTGCAGATACTATTTCACCAGTATTCATATCAAGACTTCCATCACCATATTTAATGGAGAGTTTATTTAGGAACTCTTGCTCTTGAGATACTAAATTGCGATAAGTAGAAAGTAATGATTCTTTTTGAAGACGATTTTCGCCTATAGCAAATGTAATTTGATTTTTATTTGCTCTAAAGCTCTTGAGTTGTACTAGTTCTTCCTCAGTAAGGAATTTTTTAGTTTCTTCACTCATTACTTTTCCTTTTTGATAATTTTCTTACCACCAGTACCCATAGAAGGTTTAGCAGCAGGTTTTTTAGCAGCAGGCTTTTTTAGCTTTTTAACTTCTTCTTTAACGTCCGCAACAACGTCTTTAACCGTTTCTTTAACGGTTTCTACTTTGTTTTCAATTACGTCAGGAATGTTGTTGTTGTTTGCATCAGCGATTTTGCCTTTTTTCATAAGGAAAAAAGTAAGAGCAGCGGCAAGTACTAATACGATAATAACTGTTAACATAATTTTAGTTTTTGTTTATATATATAAATATATAGTAGAATTTGGAAACAACCAAATTTGTTTATAAAGTATCAATTACATCCCATTCTTGAGTTTCTTCATTCCAAACATAATCAATTCCATCATTATTAGGATAGGGGACAGGTGCTTTCCATCGGTAGGTTTCTGAGTTCCATGTCCATGAAGGATATGGTTGCAGTGAGCGAAATCCTTCTATTTCGTTCCAAGTCCATCCAATACCAACTAGTACTTCTGTATCTACCCACGTGCCACCAAGATTTTCAATTGCCCATGTAGAATTACCAACAATTACTTGTTTTACTATACCGTTTTCAATATTTGCGCTATACATAATTTATATTAAATATCTAATTATTACTACTCCTGATCCACCAGCAGCACCTATTGAAACTACGTTGGCTGATCTTGAGGCTCCTCCACCGCCACCTGTATTGGCACCTCCTGCTGTTAATGTAGCACTATCCCAAGCACCATCACCACCTCCTCCATTTCCACCAGGTGTTGAAGGACCACCTGCAGCAGCCCATGCACCACCACCACCACCGGCATAAAAATTACCATTTAGCCATTGTTTACCTACACCACCTGAACCATTATTTGCATTACCGCCTGTTCCGCCAGCTCCTCCACCTCCGCCACCTCCAGGGTTTGCTCCACTACCACCACTGTTACCTTGGCCTGAGGTGCCGGCTATTCCAGGACGGCTATTTCCACCTCCACCTCCACCAGATCCAAATGTACCAGTAGGATTACCATCGTATGTACCACCACCACCTCCACCATTAGCAGTCTGACCAAAGGCTGATGAATCATTGCCTCGACCACCTACACCTAATGGTGATAATCCGCCACCTTCATAATTACCTGCGACACCACCTCCACCTACTGTTATTGTATATGTACTTGCGCTTACTGTAGTACTAGATGCTATGTATCCACCACCTCCTCCACCTCCACCGTGTCTATCTCCACCACCACCACCACCAGCGACAACTAAATATTCTATAACACCACTCTGAGTGACAACAAAATTGCCACTACTATTAAAAGTATGATAGCGATATCCACCAGAATCTGTTACTGTTCCACCGGTAGCTATAACATTTGAGATTGGAGAAAACTGTGGTCTTTGAACAATATAATTTTGATAAACTTCTGTTGCGGTTAATGCACGATCGTATATCTGTAAATTTGATATAGTACCACCAGGAGCACCAGCAAGATTTAATGGTGTAGTACTACTATTTGGAGTAACAGTTGATGAACCTAAAGAAGCACCATTTTGATAAAATCTTGTGGTTGTTCCATCTCTTGTTACTACTAAATGAGTATATACACCGGGTGTAAGAGTAGCTGTACTTAGTCCAGCAGGATTCCATGTAATACCTCCATAAAGTATAGTAACAATATTTCCCGAACCTCCCGATCCATTATTTATAGTAAGTCCTAAACCAGTTGCTCCGGTATTACCTAAATATAAGATTGCAGATGTCTGATTAGTACCATTCCATTTAAACCATACAGCCATTGTACTATTGTTTGGTGTAATATTTACATTAGTACTCATACTACCAAATACAATACCACCTCCACTACTGCCTTCAAATGTAGTACTTGATAAAGATCCACTATTAGTAGTTACACTTAAACTACTCCAAGTATTTCCTGTTCCAGGATATGATAATGTATTACTAGCATCTAAAAATAAAACAGAACCACTTGACACTATTTGGTTATATCCAAAGCGTGATTTAACTACGTTGTAGTTATTAAAAACTTCTAGTGGGGATAAGGCACGATTATAAACTTGAACTAATGGAATATTTGCTGCCAAATAATTTGTAAATGCTGGTGTTTGATAATCTGCTCTTCTCGCAATTGAAAATGATGCTGTTACAGCATCAATGTTAGATGGGTTACCTGATATAAGCGTATTTGCAGATTCAAATACACCATTAATATATAAATTTATAATATCTGCAATAGTACGAGTTATTGTAACATGAAAATAATTATTTGTATTTACACTAGTGTTTGAATCAGCTACTCTATAATTAGTACCATTGGTCGCAAAAAGTCCCCTTATTTTACCTGTTGATAATATATCTATGAGATAACCTCTTTCAATAGTTCCTGTATTATTATAATCAAATCTACTAAGTATTGTTGCTCTAACAGATGTACTTGTTCTGAACCAAGCACATAATGTAAAATTTCCTGTTCCAAAATTTAATAATGAAGAACTACCACAATCTACATAATCATTTGTACCATCAAAAACTATACTACCACCATTATCAGAATTAAATGTTGGTCCATTAGTTAAAGATCCACTATTACTACCCCCACTTAAATTAAACCAAGTAGTTCCAGATCCAGAGTACGAACGCAATTGAGCAGCATCTAAGTATAAAATAGATCCACTTCCAATAGTTCCATCACCACTATCTATAATTCCATCTCCTAAATTCATAACGTTATGCGTTTAAGTTTCCAATCAAATACCATTCATCATTTCCTACTTTAGTTAAAGTAGCCGCGCCATATCTAGCGTTTATTTTTAACCAGCTATTTGCACTTCTTATAGTTACGTTTGTGCTACCTGTAGTAAAGCTGGTTTGGCCTGAGCCATATTGTGTGACTGTAATTTGTGAACCTGTAGTAAAGTTTACTACTGATGATGAGGGTACAGTTACTGTATTAGCAGAAGCTGAGTTCATTTCTACTATTTTATTAGCATCAGTAAGAGCTAAAGTATAGCTAGCTGTTTGTCTATTAAAAGTTATTGCTGTTGATCCACCTCCAGCTCCTGCATTTAGTGCAAATGAAGCTGTTGTAGCAAATGAAGCAGTACCTAGAAGAGAACCGGTAATACTACCACTAACATTTAAAGATCCAGTTGTTGTTATGTTGCCAATTTGGGTAATACTTCCTGTTAAATTTAAAGATCCAGTAATAGTAACACTTCCACTTATATCTAAAGTAGCATTTAATGCTGTTTCTTTTCCAATACCAACTCTAGATTGAGAAACATATAATACTCTTTGTCCGTATTGTCCAATACGAACTGTATTGTCTGAAAATGCTTCCATTACAGGTAAACCGGCAATTGTATTAACTGAAAATAGTGAGCCTGAAAGTGAATCATTTACACTAAAGAGACGGCCTGCTGCTCCATCAACTGTGAATATAGATTGTGTTGTTGCACTACCTGAACCTCTAATATTGGCTACGTTTACTGTACCTGATACTTGAAGTTTTGCTGCTGGAGCTATGGTACCTATGCCTATATTACCAGATCCTGATTTTATTGTTAATGAAGTTTGAACTCCATATTCCCTAATAGCAAAATCTCCAGGAGAGGTAACTGATGTGTATCCAGACAATAATAACCATCCATTGTTAGCTCCACTATCTTCTAACCAAATCCCAGTATAACTATTAGAATTTTGTATTTTTAAAAACCTATCATTGCCTGATGATGATATATGTACCATATCATTAGGAGAAGAGGTACCTATACCAACATTACCACTACTACTTACATATAAATAAGTAGATGAACCACTTATTAGTCTAAATGTAGCTCCTGTTACATCAACAGATGCAGTTATACTGCCTGTAGTAATTTTATCGCCAGAAGCACCTCCAGCATTTAAAGCAAAAGATGATGTTGTAGCGAATGATGCAGTTCCAAGTAGGGATCCTGTTATACTACCACTAACATTAAGAGATCCTGTTACGGTATGAGTATCAGTAATAATATTTCCTATTTTAACTCCAGTATTTATAACTTGAAATTCAATAGAGCTACCTGTTACAACGGTAAAAGAACCGGAAACATTAAGTGAACTTGTTGCTATACCACTATCTATTATCATCTATTATACGTATTAAATAAGTTTGTTTTATAAAATATAAAAGAATGCTCCTGGTTGTATTGCTGGGGTTCCTCCGGTTGCATATTCTAGTATTACTAAACCTTGGGATCCTGCTCCTCCATTAAAACCAGTAAATTCTCCGGGATCAAATTCAAAAACTGAACCTGCACCACCACCACATCCAAAAGCAGTTGCTGGGAGGCCTTGGTTACTGCTTTGATAATTTCCTCCCTTTCCATTTGATATTCTAGTAAATGCTAAAGAACTTGAAGCTATATTTTCTCCAGTAGCACCAGTTGAACTTATTCCAGCCCCACTTAAACCAGCACCACCTGCTCCTCCATGTGCAGTTCCACCATTTCCTCCTGCATATTTAATATCTCCTATTGAAGCAGCTGCAGATCCACCTGCTCCTCCCTCTCCAGGGGAACAAACCCATTCATTAAAGAAACTAAAAAAAACACAAGATGCATTACCACCATTTCCTCCTCCTTTTGCTAATACTGTAGAGGTAGAACTAAACCAACTATCACCTGCTATTCCTCCTATAGTAACTGTATATGAATTGCCTGGGTATACAGCAATTATTTTTTGTGCAAATGCACCACCACCACCACTACCTCCTTCAGCGGCAGCGCCTGGTGCTCCATCACCAGCTCCACCATTTCCACCTCCACCCCAACAAGAAGCAGTAACATAATATACTCCATCAGGGCATCTCCATGTAGTAGAAAATACAAATTGTTCTATTGATGAAGTACCAGGAAATTGTAATATTATTAATCCTTGAGCTCCAGTTTTTCCATAGTAAAAAGGTGGATTAAAAAAACCAGAATCTGATCCACCTGATCCACCCCCTCCAAATGTATTTCCGGCACTGTTAGTTCCTCCATTTCCTCCACTTACCGCAGTTCCTGTTCCTCCTGTTGGTCCACTAGCATTGCCACCGTTTCCTGTTGAACCAGCACCTCCTCCTCCTCCTGTGTATGCTCCATTTCCTCCTACATAGGTAACATCTCCTATATTACTATTAGAGCTTGCTCCTCCTTTTGCTCTAACTATACCAGATCCACTAAACCAACTATCACCACCAGCAGCTCCAGCATTAGGAGAACTGGGGTAGCTATTGACTTGTGTTGATCCCCCTCCTCCTCCTCCTACTACTAATTGATAGGTACTACCAGATGTAATATTTAATGTTTTTCTTGCGTATGATCCCCCAGTACCTCCTGGGGCTGAATAGTAAATAACATAAAATTCACCAGATCCTGGGGGGTCTTCAATAAAGTCGTCAGTAGAAGCATAACCACCTTGTCCTCCACCCCAACAAGAAGCTGTTATTGGAGAAGATCCGCTAGGAGCAATAAAAATAGATGATGTAAAGTAATTGGTAAAAAGAGCTACTCCCATATACTGTTAAAAATTATCAAGTTTAGCTAATAAATCCCATTTAGTATCTGTTGAATTATATACAAATCCTAAATATAAAATTTTACTTGCAGATGAAGAGGCAGGAAATGTTAAATCTGTTGATGCACGATATTGAGATCCTGAAAAGTTTAAAGCTCTTGCTGTACCATTATCTTTAATTCTTATAATCATTCTTTGACCCTCAACAGGATTACCTGTTGGATTAGCAAATACTAAAGAAACAGATTGTGATGTGATTGTAAAGACATCTCCTGCATTTAAATCAGGAGTAATTGTTGCTGTAGAAGCAGTTGTAACTGCTCTTGGATTTAGTCTTGATCCTGTTATACTACCACTAATACTAAAAGAACCAGTTAATGTATGTGTATCAGTAACAGCATTTCCTATTCTAACTCCAGTGTTTGTAACTAGAAACTCTACAGCACTGCCTGAAATTACAGTAAATGAGCCTGTTACTGTTGTGTTTCCATTTGAGGTAAGACTACCACTTATATTAACACTACCAGTAAATTGATGTGTATTACTAGTAGTAGTACCAAAACGAGTTGATCCTGTTACAAAATCAACTGATGAAGTTATTGTTTGTACTACTATTGTTGTAGCAGTTAAAGTATTTCTTACTAAAAAGTTATCAGCAGATGATGCTGTAGAAGCAAATGATGCACTTGTAGCATTAAGAATATATGATGCAGTAGAAGCAAATGAAGATGATAATGCATTAGTAGCGTAAGAGGCTGTAGTAACTGAAGTTCCTTGTACTACAGCTGTTGCATATCCTGAGGCTGTATAGGAAAATGTTATTATGGTTTGATTAACATTAGACGAAGATATGTTTTGTGGGATTATTACAAATCCATTACTATCATATACTGTAATTGAAGGGAATTGGTTATTTAAACCATGATTAACAGTCCATGTTGAAGATGGTGTTGTTTGATTGAGTGTATACGATGCCCCAGATCCACCACTTCCTCCATTTAAGGCAAAAGAAGCAGTTACAGCATATGAAGCAGTTCCCAATAATGAACCAGTAATACCATTTGTAACATTTAAAGATCCTGTTACAATGCTATTATTTAAAGCAATGACGCCATTTCTGGCTACAAATTCATTTGGCATTTATGTTGTGTTCTAGTTCACTCTCCCTAGAACGGGGGTTTACATATAAATATTATGGAAGCGGATTAGGATCAGTCCACTCAGGAGTAGCTAATATCGCTAATATTTCTTCATAAGTATATGGTCCTTCCTTTGTTGTTAAATCAACTACACATTGTGGTGTTTCACCTTCCCATTTAACAAATGTTTTAGTACCATCTATTGATTTACGAACAGTATCAATTGATGTTTCTTTTACTTGAGTAAAATCAATTTGTTCTAATTCTGATACGTTAAAGATCATGTACGTGTTATTCATAATTGTATTGTTTTATAAGCCGAAGCGTGATTTTTGTGTGTTATAATTTCGAAGGATTTCTGTTGATGATAAAGCACGATTGTACATTTGAACTGTTCCTATATGACCTCTGTAATAATAAGGACCAGTACTATCACCCCATCTACCTAATACTACATTATTTGCTATATTACTTAAATTTGTTATACTTCCTGAATTTTCTTGGTTTCCATCTAAATATAATGTTACTAAACCACCAGTATTAGTATACGTTGCCATATGCCAGTTATTATCATTAGTAGATGTAGTTCCTGTAATCACTTGGTCAGTTGAATTTCTCATTAAAAATTGTACTCTACCTGTTGCATTTTGTAAATAACAAGCCCATATTAGAGTTTCTCCTACATTACCCCTAACAACCAGTGAAGGAAGATTTGTACTACCTGTTGTTTTAAACCACACATTAGTAGTCCAACTTGATGTTACATTAATAATTTGGCTAGGAGTTGTTGCATATTGAGTAGATCCATTAAAAGTAAAACTTCCACTAGTAGAATTATATGTAGGACTATTTACTAATGTTCCATTATTTCCATTACCACTTAAATCAGTCCAAGTAGTTCCTGTTCCTGGGTATGATGATGGGTCTCCTGCATCTAAATTTAATACTGAGCCACTTATTACTATACCTATGTATTCAAATCTTGATTTTTGTTCATTGTAATTTTGAAGAATTTCTGTTGCCGATAAAGCTCTATCATAAACTTTTACACTAGCAACTCTGCCTTTAGCATATTCACCTGCAGTGTTATCACCACCTATAAAAAAAGCATTTGCATTTAAAGAAGCAGCAGATGATGTTGATGCTATTAAAGATCCATTTCTATAGTAAGAGAAATTTGTTAAATTTTTTACTACACATACATTGTGCCATTGATCTAATGGCATAGCACCACCAAATTGTGATGAAGTACTATATTCAAAATTAGAACTATGTAATTTTATAAAATTTAAAGTAGTACTACGATTACCTATAAAAATATCAAGGGTGCTGTTTCTAACAGGATAAACCCAACAATCCCATGTAAAAGATGTTGCAGAATTTTGTGCAGGAACTGTATATGTTGTACTAGTATAATCATTTGTTCCATCAAAAATAAAATAACCATTATTAATAGAACTAAATATAGGTCCATTAGTTAAAGAACCACTATTGTTGTTTGCAGTTAAATCACGCCAAACAGTTCCACTTCCCGAATAAGAATTCTTATCAGCAGCATCTAGCTCTAATATTAAACTACTATCTCTTACTATATATGGTCCACCTGATATTCCCATTTGTTATAAGTCAAAGCGTGATTTTTGTGCGTTGTAGTTTTGAGCAATTTCTGTTGCTGATAATACACGATTATATATTTTAGTATTATATATAGTGCCATTTAAATAGTTCGAACTTGCAGCATAATATCCTAAATAAAATGTATTACCAACAGTATTAGGTGCTGTTAATCCGCTTGAATCTATAAAATTTCCATTTATGTATAGAGAAACCGTTCCTGATCCGTTTTCTAAAAAAGTAGCATTAATTATTGCTCCTGCTGTAACTGTATAATTGAAAGTATAATCATTGTTATAGTAGGCAATAGCTAATTTTCCGCTTCTCATAAAAAAAAGTCTCATTTGATTATTACTTAACGTTCCTATAAATCCTATAGGATTCTCAACTTGTGCTCCAGTACTTGTATTTATTTTTACCCAAAAATCAAAAGTAGTAGCAGTTGCACCAGTTATGGGATTAGATGAAAAATTAATATATTGATTAGTTCCACTAAAAGATACACCTCCTCCTTTATCTGTGGTAAATGTGGGAGTGTTAGTTAACGTACCTAATGTAGGGGTATTAGTCGTTAAGTTATTCCATGAGGTGCCGCTACCAGGATACGAATTCTTATCAGCAGCATCTAATGATACTACTAATCCGTTTGTTACTATTTGTCCAAAAGCGTATTGTGTTGCCATATATTATAACTATAAGCCGAAGCGTGATTTTACTGCGTTGTAGTTTTGGGTGATTTCTGTTGCTGATAATGCACGATTATATACCATAAGATTATATTGATTCATAGCAGCATCTAGATTTCCAAAAGGTCTAGTAGATCCTATCCTATATAAAGGTGTTGATTTATACCAATCAGATCCTATATTTGCTTGAGTTCCTCCTACTTGAGTAGCTGATATAGCGGATGCGTTAATATACATTGCTGTTGTTTTTGTAGCGAAATCAAAAGTAGCAGTTACCAAACATATACTTCCTTGAGTTAAAGCATTAGCTACTCCTCTGTAGTCACTTGAAACAGCAACTGTACCTTGTGTATAAAATCTTAACGTATTTGTCCATAACCCGGCTACAGTTCCTAATTCAAAAAGATACCCAGGAATACCACTGGTATTATATTTACTAAAAACAAAGCTTCTTGTTGAAGTATTATTTACTTTGACCCAACTTGTTATAGTTACTCCATTAATTACACTTCCTGTCAGATCATTATTTCCTAAAAAAAAGTTATTAGTAGCATCAACATATTGAAAAGAATTAGGGAATGATCCACTATAAGCTACACTTCCTGACATTGTGGCATTAAATCCATTTCCACTTAAGTCATTCCATACAGTTCCGCTACCCAGATAAGAATTTCTATCAGCAGCATCTAATGATAATACTAATCCGCTTGTAACAATAGTAGGTCCATCATAAAATCCCATATTACTCAGCTCCTATTTGTGTTACACGATATTGTCTTCCTGTAGGATCTGCATCCTGTAATTCAGTTGCTTTAGCTTGCGCTTCAGCTTCATTATCATATTGATAAATTGGGTCATCTGGATTTAAATGAGCTACCCAAATTGAATCATTACCTGGAATGAATTGCATTTGTACTTGATAAATCATAAATTATTATTTTTAAATATAAGTTGCTGTTGATTTTACTCTCCATCCTGTTGTTGAAGATGGAACTTGAACATTAAGTTGTACTTGACCTGTTACTATTGCTACTGATGCTGTTACTGCAGAAGTAGTTCCAATATCTATAGTTGAGTAATCATTATATGATACTGTACCTCCTACCCACACTGCTGATATTTGTCCTGATCTAGCATTTGATCCACTTGATAAAGTGTAATTATAGAATGCTGAGGTGAAGGAACCTGTATCATTAGTAAATACATTTACTGTTGAAGGGCTAGTTGATGATAAAACAGAAGCATAATATATTTGAGAACCACCTATAGTATAACCTACTGTTGAAGTAGCATTAGCATATGATGAAGTTGAAGCAAATGAAGCACTAGTAGAAGTTAAAGCATAAGATGCTGTTATAGCATTTGTAGCATTAGATGCTGTTAAAGAATTTATCACACCTGCTGTTCCTGTTATACTACCACTTACACTTACACTACCTGTAAATTGATGGGTGTTGGAGATTAGAGTTCCAAAACGAGTAGAACCAGTAACAAAATCAACTGAACTGGTGATTGTTTGAACAACTATTGTTTGAGCAGTTAATGTACCTCTTACTGTAAAATTATCTGCAGAGGATGCTGTTAAGGCAAAGGATGCACTTGTTGAACCACTAGCGTAACTAGCACTTAATACAGACATTGAAGAGGTTACACTATTAAGCACATATGGTGCTAACATTGATCCTGTAACCGATACTAGAGTATATAATGGAGCTGAAGCAGCAGTTGATGCAAACGAAGCACTAGTAGATCCGGATGAATAAGAAGCACTCAATACAGACATTGAAGATGTTACACTAACAAGAACATAAGGTGCTAACATCGAAGCCGTTGTACTATTAAGAGTATATAACGGAGCTAAAGCTGCTGTTGAAGCAAAAGATGAACTAGTTGAACCACTAGCGTAACTTGAACTTAATACAGACATAGATGATGTTACTGAATTAAGAACATATGGAGATAACATTGAAGCAGTTACACTATTAAGAGTGTAAGGTGCTAACATCGATCCTGTAACAGATACTAAGGTGTATAAAGGTGCTAAAGAAGCAGTTGAAGCAAATGAAGCACTTGTTGCGTTTAGAACGTATGAAGCTGTTTGAGCTGTTTGTACAAACGAAGCGGTTTGAGCTGTAAGTACATATGATGCTGTTGTTGCAAACGAGGAAGATACAGCATTTAAAACAAATGATGATGTTGCAGCATTTAATGCCCAAGATGCAGTACCAAATAATGAACCAGTAATTCTAGCATTGCTGCCTGATACTATAATAGATTCTGATAAGTATTGTCCTATTTTGACGGTAGTATCCGAAAATGCTTCTATTACGGGAATACCCGAAATGTCATTTACGGAGAATAATGAACCAGATAGTTGATCTGTTACGGAGAATAATTGGCCTTGTGAGCCCTGTATGTCTAGTATTGTTGAGCCTGATCCATTAACGATGAGGCCTTTCTTAATGCGAAATTCATTAGCCATAGTATACTACCCATTTTTTCATTTTCCAAAATGGACACATATAAATATGTAAAACTATTTATTTATAGGCCAAAGCGTGATTTTTGTGCGTTGTAGTTTTGGAGGATTTCTGTTGATGAAAGAGCGCGGTTATATACTGCTACTTTAGCTATATTACCTTTAAAATACTCTTGTGGACCTAATTCCCAACGTCCTATTCCCATTGTTGCTGCAGGACCTGTATAAGGACCTGCACTTCCTGTAACTAGTAAAGTACCATTTAAAAACATAGAACTTTTATCTGAGGCAGAATCATATGTGTTTATTATTTGATACCATGTGCCTGTTGTTACTACGTTATTTTGTTGTGGTAAATCATCACCATAAAATCCAAACAGTAAAGAACTACCGGATACTACACGAAAATGAATACTTTTACCGGTTGCTCCTGAGTTATGTACTGAAAACCATATTTGAGCAGCAGGTGGTGACGATGTTATGTTTATCCAGGATTCTACAGAAAAAGATGAAGTTATAAATGTACTAGTTAAACTAGGTAAACTTGTTACATATTGATTAGATCCATTAAATACTATACTTCCTCCATTTGCACTATTAAATGTAGGACCATTAGTTAAAGAACCACTAATATTAGTTCCAGAAACATCTCTCCACACAGTAGATCCACTAACATAACTTCTTGCATTAGCAGCATCTAACTCTAATACTAATCCACTTCTTACTATATTTGATCCACCTATTGTTGCCATATTATAAATTGAATCTGCTTTTTAGTGCGTTGTAGTTTTGGAGGATTTCTGTTGCTGAGAGGGCACGGTTGTGTATTTGAGTTGTATATATATTTCCTACTAAATAATTAGATAAAGCGTTATTAAAATTAACAGCACCTATTGTTCCGATTGTTCCTGCACCTGCACCATTTCTTGCCCACTTTCCATTATTTAATCCAAGAATAGCAGTTACAGTATCTTCTATCCCATTAATATATATTTTATAAGAACTTGGAAGAAATACTATAGCTATATTATATATAGTATTTACACTTAAATTTGTTGTTGATATAATTGTATTATTTACTGAATTTGTAGTATCAGCAACTCTTATTGTTATTCTGCAATTTCCTGCAGATGGGGCTGTATCTGTTGAACTTCCTATTCTGCAATTACAAGTATAATTTGCCGTACCATCTCCATACCCTAAAAATACAGATTGTGTAGTTACAGAACTAAACAACATATTAAATTGATACGTTAGAGATGTTGCACTTAAAAAAGAAGAGGGCATATTAACATAATCATTAGTACCATCGAATACAATACTCCCACCATTAGCAGAATTAAATGTAGGTCCGTTAGTTAAAGTCCCAGTATTATTATTTCCACTAACATCACTCCATGTAGTTCCACTACCAGGATAACTTTTTGTATTAGCAGCATCTAACGCTAATACTAAACCACTTCTAACTATATTAGCTCCTGTATACATTTATTATAGATTAAAACGTGATTTTAGTGCGTTGTAGTTTTGTAGGACTTCAGTAACAGATAAAGCTCTGTTGTACATGTGTACGTTTGCTATTCTACATAATGAGTATTCAACTACCCAGGGTCTTCTAGATAAATAAAATACATCTGAAGATGGGATTGAAGATGGTATAGTGCCTGTAAATGTTAATGTTTTAAATATTCCATTTAAATACACTTTTAATCTATTTGAATTTCCTGTTTGAGTTCCATCATAAATTACTGTCCAATAGTTCCACCCACTCTCTGCAAAAGGAAACTCTCCGTAAGAATCTACAGATCCAACTGACGCGTCAAAATATGCAATGGTTTCATATAATTCAATTCCAAACCCAAGAATAAGTGCTGGTGGGGTTGCAGTTCCTGCTGCATTTAATATAAAAGCTTTTGTTGTATTTGTTTTATATATCCAGGCAGCTAGAGTAAATTTTGTAAAAGTCCCAGCGTTATAATTTGTGTTTACATAATCGTTTGTTCCATCAAAAGATATACTCCCTCCATTAGCACTATTAAATGTAGGTCCATTTATTAAAGAACCACTATTATTATTTCCACTCAAATCATTCCATACAGTACCACTACCAGGATAACTCTTCACGTTAGCAGCATCTAATGCTAATACTAAACCATTTGTAACTACTTTAGGACCTCTATGAAAACCCATATTATATTAATCTTACTAGTGAACGAACTGTCCAAGCTGAACCTGAAATTCCAGCTTGTAATTGTATATTACTACCACTAATTGCTGTTCTTAAATCTACTATTGCTGTACTTCCTCCTATATCGTTAGTGTAGGTTTCAGTGTATTCTGTAGTTGATCCACTCCAAACTGTATAAACAGTTCCTGCTCTTGATACTGATCCTGAGAATGTTACGTAATCAAAGAAGGCACATCTATAAGAGCCTGTAGCTACACTAACTATTGTTTGGTAAGAGCCTGTTGTTACACTTAGATTTTGTTGATAATCAAGTGAAGCTGAATCTATATTTAAGAAGTTAGCTACATTAAAATTAAAGGCATAAGATGATGTTGCAGCATATGAAGCACTTACTGCGTTTAGGACGTAGGAGGCTGTTTGAGCAGTTACAACATAAGAAGCTGTATTAGCTGTTTGGGCTAACGTTGCAAATGAAGCACTTACTGCTTGTAAAACGTAAGAAGCTGTTTGAGCTGTTAGTACGTAAGAAGCTGTTGTTGCAAACGAAGCACTTGTTGAATTTAGAGCATATGATGCTGAGGTAGCATTAAGAGCATAAGATGCAGAAGTAGCATTAGATGCAGTTCCTAATAAAGATCCAGTAATTCCTGCTCCTGTTACATTCAATGATCCTGTTATACTTACACTACCAGTAAACTGGTGAGTATTTAATAAACTGCTACCGAATCTAGTTGATCCAGTAACAAAATCAGTAGATGATGTTATTGTTTGTACTACAATAGTTTGAGCAGTTAATGTACCTCTTACTGTAAAGTTATCTGCAGACGATGCTGTAGAAGCAAATGAACTACTTATTGCATTTAGAACATAAGAAGCAGTTACTGCTTGAGAAGCACTAGTAGCGAATGAAGCAGACACTGCTTGTAAAACATAAGATGCTGTTTGAGCAGTTGTTACAAATGATGCTGTTTGAGCTGTTACAACATAAGATGCTGTGTTTGCATTTGCTGCTTGAGTTGCAAATGATGCACTTGTAGCGTTTAAAGCATATGATGATGTTGTTGCATTATTAGCCCAGCTAGCAGTTCCAAATAATGATCCTGTAAATGAAGTAGCAAAAACATTACCACTAACATGTAATGAAGCTGAGTTTGGAGTTGTAGTTCCAATACCTATACTTCCACTTCTTCCTGAAATTACTCCTCCACCAGATCCTAATTTTATAGAAGCTACTCCTTGATCTTGTTGACCATAAATACCAATTGTATTTGCTACGTTTATATCCCACAATTCAGCATCATCACCACCTCTAAAGTACATAGTACCGTTTGCATTAGCATAAACAGCACCTGTTGCTCTTATATCACCTGTCACATCTAATGTATAAGATGGAGTAATAGTACCTATACCAACTCTTGAAGCACTATCAAATAATGATCCTGTTGTTAATGTTGTTGTGCTAGCCCATCTAGCTACATAATTAGTAGAACCACCAGTTAAGCTAGAGCCAATAGCGGTTGTTATTATATTACCATTAGAATCAACGGATAAATTAGCAGTTGCTGATCCAGGGAATGCTCCTGAACCTGTATATGCTGGGAATTGAACTTGTTTTGAATGCATATTAAAGCTAGCTACTATAGCATCACTTCCTGCATTTGTTCCTCTTAATAATCGAGTTTGATTTTGATAGTTATCCCACATTGAAGCTGAGGTGTAAGTACCTCCTGGGGCTTGTAGTAATATTTGTCCACCTTCACCTACACCTGCTCCTGGAGGTAGTCCTACTACTAAAGTATTTTCATTAGCTCCTAATGATGATGATCCTATTGTTAAACTTCCTGTTATTATTACACTTTGGTTGAGTGTATTAACAGAAGATGCTGTTGAAGCAAATGAAGCAGAAATAGCATTTAGAACATATGAAGATGTAGTTGCATTTGCTGCTTGAGTTGCAAAAGAAGCACTAGTAGCATTTAAAGCATAAGATGCACTTGTTGCATTTAAAGCATATGATGATGATATTGCATTATTAGCCCAACTTGCAGTACCTAATAATGATCCTGTAATTCCACCCCCAACAACATTCAAACTACCAGTTATACTTACTGAACCAGTAAATAGATGAGTATTAGTTAATAAACTACCGAATCTAGTTGATCCAGTTACAAAATCGGTAGATGAGGTAATTACTTGAGCTACAATTGTTTGAGCTGTTAATGTACCTCTAACAGTAAAATCATCTGCAGATGATGCTGTTGAAGCAAATGAAGCAGATACTGCTTGTAGTACGTAAGATGCTGTTTGAGCATTTTGTACATATGATGCTGTTGTTGCATTTGTTGATTGAAGTGAATATGATGCACTTGTAGAACCACTAGCATAAGAAGCGCTTAAAACAGACATTGAGGATGTCTGTGATGTTAGTACATAAGGTGCTAACATTGAAGATGTTACACTAGTAGGTACATAATTAGGAGCTAAAGCTGCAGTTGATGCAAATGAAGCACTTGTAGCATTTAAAGCATAGGATGCACTTGTCGCATTAAGAGCATAAGATGCACTTGTACTATTTAAAGAATAACTTGCAGAAGTACTGTTTAGGGCATAAGATGCACTTGTCGCATTAAGAGCATAAGATGCACTTAAAGCGTATGAGGCACTCGTTGAGTTTGAAGCATAAGAAGCACTTAAAGCATATGATGCACTAGTAGCATTTAATGCATAAGATGCACTTGTTGAATTAGAAGAATATGAAGCACTTGTTGCATTTAAAGCATAAGATGCTGTTTGAGAATTTTGTGCATATGATGCTGTTGTTGCTGTAGCAGCATTTCCACTAATAGAGGCACTAATGAACGACTTATTCTCCCATTTAAGTGAAGTAGAATTGTATACTAGTGCTTGACCATCTGTAGGTCCTGATATACCAACATCTGATAGATCTACTAAACGAGTAGTCACTACTGATCCACCACCACCTGATCCTCCTACTTGTCTAAACAAACCTCCTGGTACTATTGTAAAGTCATTAGCGCTTGTAAACACACCACTACCATTAATTATAATAGCGCCTAAATAAATTGCATTAGCTGCTGTATTAGGAGCTTCTACGAATGGTTCTATGTTTATATTTGCAATAGCTTCAGATTCTGATCCATAATAGGCATTACCATAATAAACAACTATTGCTTTAGCTACACTATTAGGAAACCAGAATACTCTTTGAATAGTCCAATTTAAATTTGCAGGGGGAGGTACTGCTGTTAAAACACCATTATTTGAATATTGTGTAGGATCAATAGCTCCAAATCCAGCTCCTCCATTAGTTTGATAAACCCAATTAGATCCTGATTGGTAATATCTAAATATTTTAGATACACTAGTTCCGGAATCAGAAGCGTATGACGGATTATTTGGGTCTACAGCATAATTAGATCCAGGAGAATAAGCTGTACCACTACCTACTACTAAGCTACCTGTCGAAGATCCGCTAGGTGATAAGATAAATCCTGATAATTTTAGTGGTCCAAATGCTCTGTTAAATATATTTTGAGATTGTTCAAAACCATATGCTGTAGAAGGTTGTGTTTTAACACCATTAATTGTAGATTGGTTTTGAAATAATACAACACCTATATTAATTGCTGTATCAAATTGTCCTGCAACGTATGGTGTTCCTTGCTGGTAAATATTGCCAGTTGAATCAATAGAAACAAAAGCTTGTTGATATGATGCGGTAAGAGGCTCAATACTAGCTGTTAAATTACCCCAATTTACATATTGTACTGTTGGATATGGATTATCATTTAAAGATGCGTTTAAGTTAACAATAATACCTGAACCGCTTGATACCCTATAAACAGTAGAAGACTGTGTAGTAATTAAACCACCATTTAATAAACCAGTATATAAATTACCTTCTAACCAACGTAAACGAGTTGTATTAGCATACCCAGCACCATTTTGACTAAAGTATAAATCATTTGTAGATCCACTTACATAAATGTAAGAGGCAGATATTGAAGTATCTATATTTGTTGATACAGGATCAAATCTATGATACCCTGATTGCCTAATATCACCATATATTTGTACAGATGCTGTAGTTGAGCCAGGTCCATTAGAGCCTGAAATTGTAATACTACCTGATAATGTGGTATTACCTATTAAAGTATTATTTCCTGTTTGAGTAGTAGATCCACTTACTAGTAAACTACCTGTTAATGTAGTAGTTCCTATTAATGTATTAGAACCACTAGTAAATAAACTACCAGTTACTGTTTGGTTTCCTTTAAAAATGTTTGAACCTGTAGTTGCAAATATGGTACTATCTTTACCATCTAATAGGTCTGCGTTTGCAGCATAAGATGAACTTAATGCATAAGAGGCACTAGTTGAATTTAAAGCATAAGATGATGTTATTGCATTGTTCGCCCAAGAAGCAGTACCAAATAGTGAACCAGTAATACTAGTAGCAGTAATTGAAGTTGCTATCAATGAACCTGTTAACCCATAAGAGCCAGTAAGTTGTTTTGAATTAATCCAAACACTACCACTCTTAATAAATAAATCTCCAAATGATCCTGTATTTGAATTATCAATTACGTTATGTAATTCTCCTAATTCATATCCATTATCTATTTTTACATAAATTGAACCTATAGTAGCATCTATTCTTTCAGCATATCCTAATCTCACTCCGTGGTTTGGTGCTATAGGAGATGTTTGGGTATATGTTCCTGGTGTTGTACCTAGATAAAGTAATTCTCCACCTATTAATCCAATAGTATTTAATTTTCTTAAATTACCTTCAGTCATTACCCATCCTTCAGCACCAGCAGCAATAGTTTCAGCTACAAAACCAAGGGTATTTGCTGAACCATATTCATTAGTAGCTGATGCTAATTTAACAGCTATTCTATTACCTTGAGATCCTGAAATGAATACTACTTGACCTTTAGTCATTGAAGCTGTCTCAGCATTATAAACGTACTGATAAAGGTCTTCTCCAATGTTCAAAGTAACATTACCTCCAGCTAAACCAAATTGTAATGTTCCCTCTCCACTATTATATCCTAATCTTCCTATAGCATCAGCAAAACTAGCTGTAGTATCAAAATCAATATAATCAATATTATTGATTGATCCTGATATTGTAATATTTGTAGCATAAGATGCTGTTTGAGCATAAGATGCTGAGGTGCTATTTAAGGCATAAGATGCACTAGTAGAAGCAGAAGCATATGATGCTGAAGTTGAATTATTTGAATATGATGCTGATGTAGCAGCTAAAGCATAAGATGCAGTTGTTGCATTTTGAGCTTGAGATGAACTTACAGCATAAGATGCAGTTGTTGCATTTAACGCATATGAAGCACTTGTAGCAACTGAGGCATAAGATGCAGTTGTAGAGTTATTAGCATAAGATGCTGTATTAGCATAACTAGCACTTAATACAGACATTGAAGATGTCTGATTAGTTAAGATTACATTACTATTATTAACTACTAAAGAACCTGTTATTGAAACACTACCTGTAAATTGATGAGTATTTGTTAAATTACTTCCAAAACGAGTTGAACCAGTAACAAAATCAGTAGATGAAGTAATAATTTGTGCTACAATCGTTTGAGCAGTTAATGTACCTCTTACTAAGAAATCGTCTGCTGAAGATGCTGTTGATGCAAATGATGAACTTATAGCTTGTAAAACATAAGAAGCAGTTGTAGCATTAGCAGCGTATGAAGCACTCAGTGCATAAGAAGCACTTGTAGAAGCAGAAGCATATGAAGCAGAAATTGCTTGTAAAACATATGATGCTGTGTCTGCATTTGTTGCTTGTAGTGCATATGATGCAGAAGTACTGTTTAATGAATAGGAGGCACTTGTAGTATTTAATGAATAAGAAGCAGTAGTAGCGTTATTAGCCCAACTAGCAGTTCCTAATAAAGAAGCTGTTAAAGCATTAGTAGTTAAAATACTACCAGTAGAATCAAATGCTAAATAACCTGCAGCTGATCCTGTAAAAGATGTAGGTGATGTATAGGAATTAAGTCTAAATTGACCTGATTGGGAAATAGACATTTGCTCTGCAAGGCTTACTCCATCTCCTACTTGAAAGCTTATATAACCTGATGGATTTAAGTATCGGGCTTGTAATTTAATAGCAGCAGATAATGCTGGGGTAGATCCAGCTCTTAAAGTTAAAGAATCATTATCAAAACTAGTAGCTATAAGTACATTATTGCTAGTAGTAAAAAGTAAAGAACTTGCTACAGTTAATCCTCCACTAAATCTACCGGTTCCATTAACATCAAGTTTATATGATGGAGTTGTAGTTCCAACACCAAAATTTCCACTATTGCTTACAAACAAAAATGTAGAGGACCCACTTACTAATTTAAAAGTATTGCTATCAATATTAACACTAGCAGTTACACTACCTGTAGTTATTTGGGATAAATTTAAACCTACTACGTTTGAAGCAGATACATATGATGCTGTTAAAGCATAAGAAGCTGAGGTGCTGTTTTGTGAGTAAGAGGCACTTGTAGAGCTACTAGCATAAGAAGCACTTACTGCTTGAAGTACATATGATGCTGTGTCTGCATTTACAGCATATGATGCACTAATAGCATTTAAAACATAAGATGAAGTTAAAGCATTTTGAGCCCAACTTGCAGTTCCAAATAAAGAACTTGTAATGCCTTGAGTAACTGAAAGGCTACCACTTATAATTTGACTTCCGGAATCATTTAATAATCTTGTCCAGTTTTTTATAGAACCACTATCATAATACCAAATACCTTCTGTAGTAGATCCAGTATCATATACTTGTAAACCTTGAGCAGGAGATGATATTGCTGTTCTTTGAGCAGCAGTCATTCTTGAAAGAAGAAATCCTTTTGAAGTAGAATCTATTTGTAATATAGCTCCAGAACCAGTAACAGTACCTTGTCCTATCATTGTGGTTTGAGATGATAAGCCAAGCATTACTACATTACTTAATGATGTAGTTAAACCAATTCCTATTGTAGTAGTATTTACTGCTCCACTTATTGGTAATACACCTCCTAATCTTATTTGATTAGTAGATCCATCTCCTTTTACAAGAATACCCCAGTTTCCTACACCTATTCCTGTAGCAGAATCTCCAATATTTTGTAAACTATTTATATCTCCTATTCTAACTGTATTAGTAGAATTATATGTAATTGCAGATCCATTCCATCCTACAATTATAGAATTATTATGAACTCCTTGATGAGATCCTAAACCTCCTGTACTTGAATGAATTACTACTGAACCTGTGCCGCTTTCACCCCATCCATATTGTCCATTTGTACCAATTAAAACAGGCCCCCCAGATCCTCCATCTGCTAATCTTAAATCTGAGTGGGTTGTTCGATTAGTTATTTTAAAAATGGCATTAGATCCATTAGCAATATCAAAAGAATTAGAACTACCAGTTGTTTGGATTTTTATATTTCCACTAACTTCAAGTTTATAAGTAGGAGTTGTAGTTCCAACACCAACATTTCCGCTACTGCTTACATATAAAAATGTAGAAGAACCACTAATTAATCTAAATGTATTGTTATTAATATCAACGCTAGCTGTTACACTACCAGTAACTATTTGAGATAAATTTAAACCTACTACATTTGAAGCAGATACATAAGATGCTGTTAAAGCATAAGAAGCACTTGTTGATCCACTAGCGTATGAAGCACTCAAAACAGACATTGATCCTGTTTGGTTGCTTAACACTACACTACTATCATTAACTACTAAACTACCAGTTATAGAAACACTACCAGTAAACTGATGAGTATTTGAAAGTAAACTACCAAACTGAGTAGAACCTGTTATATATTCAGTTGAAGAGGTTATTGTTTGAGCTACTATTGTTTGAGCTGTAAGAGTACCTCTTACTAAAAAGTTATCAGCAGATGATGCTGTTTGTGCATTTGATGCACTTAAAGCATATGATGCACTAACAGCATTTAAAATATAAGATGCTGTTTGGGCAGTTATTGCAAATGAAGCTGTAGAAGCGTATGAAGCACTAGTTGAACTAGAGGCATAAGAAGAAGTTGTTGCATTATTAGCCCAACTTGATGTTCCAAATAAAGATCCTGTAACTCCACTTGTTACATTTATACTACCAGATACTGTTAAAGACCCAGATTGTGAAAAAGAACCTGTAAATGAAATTGTATCTATATTAGCTGAAAACAAAGCCCCAGTACTTCCTGATATACTAACTGAACCAGTTACACCTAATGATCCTGTAATTTGAGCAGAGCCTGTATAGGGGAAAGGTGATACATACCCACTAAGATAAGAAGCGGTTACTGCGTTTTGTGCTTGTGATGCACTTATAGCATATGAAGATGATACAGCAGTAGAGGCACTTGAAGCAAAAGAAGCACTTACTGCATTTAAAACATAAGAAGCAGTTACTGCTTGAGAAGCACTAGTTGCAAATGAAGCACTTGTTGATCCACTAGCATAAGAAGCACTTGTTGATCCACTAGCATAAGAAGCACTTAAAACAGACATTGATCCTGTTTGGTTGCTTAATACTACACTACTATTATTAACTGCTAAACTTCCACTTATACTAACACTACCTGTAAATTGATGAGTGTTAGAAATTATACTACCAAATTTTGTAGAACCAGTTACAAACTCAGTTGATGATGTTATAACTTGAGCTACAATTGTTTGAGCTGTTAATGTTCCTCTTACTAAGAAATTATCTGCTGAGGATGCGGTTGAAGCAAACGAAGCACTTATTGCATTTGAAGCCCAACTAGCAGTACCTTGTAATGAACCTGTAATGCCATTTAATACTATTAAACTTCCACTAATTTCTAATGAACCAGTCATTGAATGTTGGTTATCAGGATTAAGTTGAAGTTTGTTATATCCCATCACATCATCACCACCTACAAAAAATCCTAAATGTGTATTAGGATCAATATTACCTATATGAAAATTACTACCTGTAGCATAAATGTAAGCATCATTAGGGCCACCAAGAAAGCCAGTATAGCTAGCTCCATTGATACCCATATCAATATAGTTGGTAGTTTCTGAACCATTATTAGCAGTAGCAACTATATCTGATGATGCATTTGCTCCATTATTTTCATTTTGAATATTAAGCTGTAAATAGTTATTTAAATTACCTTTACCACTAATTACATTGTATGAAGTAGCACTTGGTTGATAAACGAATAATGCTTCAGGTGCTAATCCTGATACTCCATTTTGATTAAGTGCTATACTAAATGCTCCCCCTCCATTATCTACTTGAAACATAGTACTATCATCTAGTACTTGAGATTGGCTAAAATAGGGAATATGAGATACTGTGCCTTTAAGATTATATAATGAACCACTAAAAGAGCCAGTAAATGATCCATTTCCACTTGTAGCAAGAGAAGCAGTGGACGCATAAGACGAAGATAAAGCATATGATGCACTCGTTGCATTAAAAGCATAAGATGCACTCATTGCTATTATAGAATAGGAAGCACTTGTAGAATTTAATGCATAAGAAGCACTTGTTGCATTAAAAGCATAAGAAGATGTTGTAGCATTATTTGCCCAACTAGCAGTACCAAATAATGAACCTGTAAATGAACCTGAGACTCCAGAACCAATTGCAATTATTTCTTCACCGTTAGACCCTGACTTTTTTATAAAAGCCAAACCGTCGTATGTATTTAAAGCTATTTCTCCATATTCAAGAGAAGAAGTAGTTGGGATTTTCCCAGGCACCGCAGAGCGGCGTAATTTAAGAAATTGATTTGACATACTAGTATATACTAACGATGAAAGCTATATATATAGCCGCTAATAAATATTAATAGTCCCCTAAGTCGAGTGTAAAGAAGCTACCACTATCACCAAATGAATCAATATTTTGAATAGTAAGTGAGCCTGTAACATCAGAAGAAACAACAACTGTAGAACCAGATATAATTAAGGCATTTTCACTACCACTAATAGTAAGTTGATTTGAACCTGTGTTAAAAGTCATATTTGATAATATCTGCTCTAATCTTAGTCTAGCCATTTTATGCGAATTTTCCTATTGCTACTATTTGATCTGATGATATAAAGGTGTATTGTAAATTAGCAACATTAACAGTTAATGTACATGTTCCGTTTCCATTATCTACAAAACTAGTTACTGAATTAGAATCTACTAGTTGGCCATTTACAAAGAATGTAAAGTTAGCAGCGGAAGTAGCCGGGAGTGGTGATGGTGCTGTTAAGAAAGATCCATTAAATACAGCTGTATTTGCTGTTATATTACCAGAAGAAGCATATTTTGTTGTATTTGTTTCTAAATATGTTAATACAGTTGTATCAATATTTACAGTTTGTTGAGTAGTCACATTTACATTATAAGAATCTACAGCTGATGCTCCACCCATTGCTGTTTTAGGAGCGGCTTTAGAAGCTGCTGAGCTAAGTATTTCTGAGCTGTCAGTGGTTTCAAATGTAAATACAATTTGAGCAGGTGAATAATGTAAATTAGTGTCTGCTAAATGTTGATTAACAGTATTTGGAATTAAATATCCATTTACTTTTAAAGTAATATTAGTAGTTACTACTCTATCTTCACCAGTATTAATGATGTTAGTAGTAGCAAAACTATCAATCATTGTTCTAAATTGATATCTACTCTTATCTCCCCAATATGAATCAGCAGCAAATTCTATTGATTCAATTATTTTATTATTTTGTTCTACATAGTTTGTAAATATAATGCAATCATATGTTACAGTAACATAATCTGGAACTACAGATACATAGTATTGTTTTGATGGGACTCTATTATTTAAAATAGAAAATTTATCATATTGATTTTTTTGATTATATCTAGTTTCAAATGTTTGAAATAATGAGGCAAGATTACCATCTATTTTATTACCTAAATTTCTATTTTTTTCAATATTAGTTCTTTTGTACATTATAAGAGGTACTACTAATTTACCATTAGTGTCTCTATAATAACCATCTGCTTGAACTGATTTCCAACGTTCAGGAGAACCATATATAATAGGAACAGCTATTCTATTTCCATCTTGTACTACTGTTGGTAAAATAGAAGTTTCAAAATAATATTTAATAGCATAATCAATATCCTCTAAACCAATAGAAATATCCTTTATATTATCATTTTTACGAGAAGTATTTAGTGCTCTATTATTACGATGAGTAAATACATTTTGACTAACAGGCTTACCCTGATTAAGATAAGGATTAATAGTATCTTGTACTATTTCAGCTTGGTTTTTTGGTATGGGTTTTCTATCCCTCATTATATTCTACCTCTTTTTTTAAGATCAATTGTTTTATCTAGAGCAGTTAATGCTCTGAATAATTGATTATGAAGCTTATTAATTTCCTTTGCTATTGTTTTAATATCGTTATCAGGAGAATAAAGAAATACATCAAATTCTCTTTTATTTTGAATTACATCTCTTTTTACTTGATCCATTTTAGGTAAGTTAATTACTTGAGACGCACTAGTGATTTCAGGGCGTGATGGATCTTTAGGAATATTAATCATAATAGATCCCTTTTTAAATAGCTCATCACGCTCTTCAGGAGTTAAATCAGCTATAGTAATTTCTTTACCAGGTTCTCTATCAGCGTATATTTTCTTTGGTTTTTCTAATTCCTTTAAAATGTCTACTAATTTCATTTTATTAATATTAATATGATCCAACTTTAATAATTGTATTATAGCGAGGTATAAATTGTAATAAACCAGGAACTCTGTTTTTAGTTACAGCATTTATACCAATATCTTTAATTGATGATTTTGCATCTCCTCTACCAATATATTTTACTTTAAGTAAAGAATATTCGTACTTATCAGTTGCTTTAGCATCTAAAAAGTCACTTTGTTCAATAGTTACAACAACAATTCCTTCTAGTGCTCTAATTTCATTATAAACTTCTACCTTATTTTGTTCGGCTTCAGTTTTAATAAGAACATCACATCTAAAAATTGTGATACCTTCGTTTAATAATATTTTACCTAATAATCCCATTAGCTATATTGAATTAAGTTAAGTCTTGTTGTTCTTGTTAAATGAGCTTCTAATACATATAATATTGTATGACCCGGAGTACCATTTTCAGTTGAATTAGTTTGATTACCAGGTAATGTTATTATTGATCTATTAACACTATGAACTTCATAATATCTTTCTTGATCAGTTACTATATCTCCTACTTCTGGGTTGAAATTTAGTCCTGCAGTGTCTATATTTAGTTTTGGTATAGTTATTTTTAAAGTTTGATTTATATCAGGTCCATATTCTGTATCTGTATAGATATAATCTCCTCTATCTATCAAACATTTTACTTCTACAGGAGGATAATACCACTTTTCTACAGATTCACCATACATATTAGTCATAGTTTTGTACAAATCAATTTTAAAATAACCAACAATCATGTTGGAATAATTAATTTGAGTTTGTACTGTTTCCTCTATTACAGGATTAGGACTAACTGAACCAGTAGGTGGATTGCTAGACCCTGTTGGAAAGGGTGGTGCTGGGGGTGGCACTGGGGGAGGAGTAGGCAGAGGTGTTGGATAAGGATTTCCTCCTCCTCCTGCAATTGGTGGATATTTTACTATTCCTCCCATTAGAATATAAAAATTGGTAAAGGAATTTGTTGTAAAGTATCACGAGTAAAGCCAGATTCAAGCTGTTTACGCTCTAATTGGCCCTTTCTTGATGTTTCATTTAGCATTTCCTTTAGTTCAGTTAATAAATTTTCTTTTTCAGTTCTAGCATCTGTAATCATTTCACTACCTTGAAGTGGTCCTACTCCTTGAATGTTGAGATTAGCAAACTGAATGCGAATGTGAGCTTCTATTTCACGACATAATGCTAAAGTATATTTGAATATCCAAGTTCTACCTACAGTATTAATTTTAGAATATAATGGATTTCTAAAAGGAGTATTCATTACATCTGTTACAACATTATTTCTAGTATCTTTTATAGCACCAAATTTATTGCTATAAGTAACATATTCAAAAAATAGATTTTTATCTCTATCAGGAATAGGAAATATTTTTAACTTATTATTTACTAAATTAAATGAATAAGCTGCTTTTCTAATTTGATCATTAAATTCAATTGCTTGAATTTTTTGAACATCAAAATGAATTGGCATCAATAAGAAGTTAATGCCAGGAGAAAACTGACCAAATCCAAATGTTTCAAGTAATGATTGAATACCAGTACCTGTACCAGCATATGGATCAAAATATCTTACAATAGCAGGTGGTTCTTCATAGAATATTCTTCTAATCTCAATTTTATCTCCAGGAGTTAATGATGCAGAATCAGCGGCCCAAGCATTTAGGTCATAATCTTGAACTCCTGCTGTCATTGCAAGTGAACCTGTTTTTATATCATATTTTCCTCCAACACCTGCTTCTGAAGCATAGTCATCAGCAATAGTAGTGGTTAAATTAGCTAAATTATTACTAATTAATCTATTATTTAAAGCAGGAGCATTGCTATCTTGTATATAAACTGTTGGAATAGATCCAGTTCCAAATACTGCTGATCCTCCTGCAATTTGAGGAGAGGTTACGTAAGTGTAAACATAACTACCAGTAGTTGTAATAACATAAGGATCTTGAGTTGTACCTGATCCTGTTGTATATCCTCCAATTTGGTTAAATTGATTATAAACATATGTACTTAAATCTAATACTATATTAAGACTTTTATCTAAGTATTCAGTAGCAAAAGTTAATGATTTAATTTGTTTTTGATCAAGTGCTATAAAATCCGATAATGAGGCAGAAAGAGCATATATTTCTCCATCAACAATTGATTGAGAGTAAGCAGGATTATAACCAATTTCTTCCCATGTTGATAATCTAGGACCAGACCAACTTACAGGAGAATTAACATCAATACTATCTACAAAAGTAATTTCTGAGTTGTTAAATGGTAATGAATCAGATCCTTCTATGTTGATGTAGTTATCCCTAATTTTAAATTGGTAAACCATATTACCATAAGTGGTAACTGCTTCTTCAAAAGCAGCATATACTGTAAGATCACTAATATTAAGTTGAGCAGGACTAGCTACATAATTTCCTGTAGATACATTATATAAGGGACCAGAAATGCCTAAACGTTGTGCTACAAATTTAGCACAGCTTTTAGCATCTCTAACAAACTCAGGATCATTAGTATAATACTCAAAAGGAGTATTACCTTTTACTGGGCTTAAATATGATGTATTTCCGAAATATGTATCGTAAAGATCTTTAAGATTAATTGCCATTTATAAGTAGTATTTAACACGTATAAATATAACTACTTTCCATATTCGTATTCAAGTATCTTCCCGACTAGATCTGATCTGTGGTTTTCTTTCAGTTTAATCCACTTGATTTCTTCAATTTTTTTAGATAATTCGATAACATAACTTAAACCGTTTATTTCGCCTGTAGATGATTTTATATCAGTTTGTTCGTTGTCACCATTGATAACAATTTTGCCGGTTTTTCCTAAACGTGTTAATATTGCTAACATTTCACCTTTGGTTAGGTTTTGTGCTTCTTCTACTATTAATATATCATCGATTGTTTTACCACGAATAAATTGTACTGGTAACGCTTTAATTTTTTCTTCCTGGAGAAGTTCGGGTACTTCATTTTTGTTTGAACAACATTTATTAAGATTCTCAACAAGTGCCTCCATATAAGGATCAAATTTTTCATTTAATGCTCCTGGGAGGTATCCTAGGGATTTGCCTACTTCAATTGCTGCTCGTGTATTGTAAATACAACTAATTTGTTTTTTCTTAAGAAAATCTAAAGCAGCTTGAGCGCATACTAATGATTTACCACTTCCTGCTCTGCCTGTAACTACTACTACTTGGTTTTCTACAATTAATCGCTTTGCTTCTTTTTGTTCTTCATTTAACTGTAATGCACTAATTGCCTTGATTTCGTTTTTACGCACACGATTTGGTTCCTTCATGTAACATTATTTTCAATAAATATAACAAAGAAGCCCTCAATTTCTTGAGGGCTTTTTAGTTTATTTTTTAAACTTAGAAACTAAATTTTTGATGTGTGGTCCTGCCACTACACCAACTACTACACCAAGCAAAAAGTGCCAATGTAGAATGAATGCTAAATGCTCCATGTTTCAAATGGGGTTTTGGTTAAAAAATACAAAACGCGCATTTGGTTGGTACCGTGTATACATATGCAAAAAGAGTCCAAGCTTGCGCTTGGACTCTAACTGTACCTAGTCTTACGGGACTAGATTATATTGTGGATTAAAGAGTATTCAAACCAGCAACATAGATCTTACCATAGTAATCAGGACGGATCATCTTCTTAGCGTAACGAGTCATCAAACCTTTACGTGGAGTGAAGGTAGATGGATCGTAAAGAAGTGGAGTCATGATCAATGGAACATATGGAGCAAATACAGCACCACACTCAAGGAACTGAGCACCTTTGTAACCCATTAAGATTACGTTCTCAGTCATGTATGGGTTCTTGTATACTTTGTAACGGCTATTTAAAGAACCAACCTTCTGGATACCGAAGTTGTATTCTAATTTTTCGCCATCACCATCAGAAGCAAATCCAGGAATAGATTCGAGGATAGTTGCAATAGTTGGAGAAGTTACGAGGAAGTTAGCACCACCACGTAAAGTTAACTGATGGATTGTGTTAGAAACTTTCTGTAACTTAGTACCTAAAGTTTGGAACCAACCACCTTGTGTGTTGTAATAACCAGTTAATTCAGCTTCAGCATCTACGCTATGGTAAGCGTTAAGATCTTGAGCGAATTCTGGAGTCCATTGTGCTTTTAACTTACGAGTTTTAGCAACGATAGCTTCAGATTTTAACTGAACATTGATTTCTGGGATAGAAATTGTAGTGTTAGCATTAGTTTTAGCAACACCATCTTCAAAATCACCACGAGCATCAGCTGTAGGCTGTACATCATAGAATAATGTAACAGTTTGACCAGGGTTGTTAGATACTAAAGAACCAGTTACAATGAAAGAAGCTGTATTGTTAGATACAGAAGTGAATGCTTGTAAAATATCAGTTGCATTGATTGAACCTGAAGTAAATACGAAAGCACGAGCACCATTTAAATCTGCATTAGAAGGAAGTGGAACTTGGATTTTCTTATAAGAACCAGTAACTACATAGTTTTGATCTAAGTTAACATCAGACCAAGAAACTGAATTAGTTACAGCAGCGATAGAAGCTGAGTATTGGTTGATAGAATAACCAAATTTACCAGCACCATAAAGAGACTGAGAAGCAATATCGGTTACGTTTGTGGTAGCGTTAGCACCATAAAGAGAACCGTTAGTAGCGAATGGTCTTACATTTGTGCCATATTTGAAATCAAGATAGAATACAAGACCTGAAGGTAAGTTCATTGGTTGTACACTAACGAATTCTTTAGCAGCGATTTCACCGAATACACGACGAACGAGTGGAAGAGCAACGCCATTCCAACCTTCAGCGTTATAACCAGCACTTTGATACCTTCTAAAAGGCCAGATTTTGCCCACTTGCTAGACAATTTTTGAGCATCTTCCATTACATTCTTGTATTGGTTAGATGATTCGAGTAATTGTTGTACGTTCATTTTAAAATGAATTTAGGGTTTTTGTTAATTAAAATTTAGTAATACCTGCTAACATTTTCCATCTAGAAACTGTATCGTCTACTTCAACGATTGGTTTTTGTGGAGCCATACCAGCAGCTTTAGAAGCAAATCCTAATGATTCTTTAACAATGCTCTTCTTAGATTTTTCAATTGCACTGTTCATAGATTCAAAAATAGCTTTAGCTTCTGTTGGGGTAGTTGCTTTATCAAATTGAGCAATTACCTTAAGTTTTTGTGATTCGTTCAAATTCTTAGCTTTGAAGATTTTGTTAACATAAAGTAACTTAGCGTTAAGCAAGTTAACTTCGTTTAACTCGTTACGAAGAGCTTCGATAGTATCGATTGCTTCTTTCATTTCGTCTTTTTCATCTTCTTTTTTCTTCTTATCTTCTTTTTTCTTAGCTTCGTACATGTCGTCTTTGTCATCGTCAGCTTCGTCTAAAGAATCAAGTTCAGCTAATAATTCTTCTAAATCGATTTCGTCTAAATCTTCTTCTTCAGCGATTTCTTCAGTTTCACCTTCCATTTCACCATCGATGTTTACAGCCATTTCTTCTTCACCACCTTCACCACTCATGTCAGCGCTCATATCCATTTCTGGAGCTTCAGCACCACCCATTTCAGATGAAATGATGTCTTTGATAATGTCTTTTAATTCATCAACTGTTAAGTCAGTGATTTTGTCTTCGCCTTCAGATTCTTCTTCTTCAGACTCTTCTTCTTCCTCCTCTTCTTCAGCTTCTTCAGCTTCATCGAGGTCTTCTTTTTCTTTTTTAGCTTCGTCCATTTCTTCTTTATCTTCTTTTTTACCTTCTTCAAGCTCATTTTCTTCGCTTAATTCAGCTAAAATTTCGGATAAATCGAAATCTTCTTCTAATTCGTCTTCTTCAAGTGCAGCGCCTGCAGCTCTGTATTTGTCTTGAATTGGATCATCTGTATCTGCAGATGCAAATGCAGATGGAAGAGCTTCTTCCATTTTTTCTTCGTCCTTATCTTTAGCTTCGTCCATATCTTCTTCGTATTCCATTTCTTGCAATTTAGCAGCAAGCATGTTTTGAAGTTTTGGTGCGAGAGCTTCTTCAAGGGCGGCTTTAGCGTTTGCTAACGCAGCTTCGCGAACGGCTTTAGCGTCGGCGATAGCCTCTTTGAATAAGTCTTTGTTTGACATTGTCCTTAAATTAAATTTACGGAAATAAGATTATTAGGGAATCTTAATAGGGGGTTTATAATATACCCAGGTTGCATAAAGAATGGGCAACCTATTTAGGATGCCCATAAATATATGTAGATACTAAAAACCGTGAATTACTGGCAGAGTTTTTTTAGTATTTGATTATTTTTGTCGATTCTTCTTTTATGTTTAAGACCATTTTTTCTTGATTTCATTGGTCTCCATGTATTTTTTGATCGTGCCATATTATTTAGTTATTAACACAATGGACAAACGCCAGTTGCATTACAAATAATTTCAGTAATTAAACTATTTACTTTACTATAATCTTTTACTGACATGTGTTTTTTAGATTCAGCTAATGTCATGTATGCTTGTGGAGTTGAAGGAACTGATACTAAATCCCAACACAATAATTCAAAATCATCTTGTACTTCAACGGTTTCACCTAATTGTTTAACAGATCCCATACCACGAGATGAAATACCAAGTGGAATACCAGACATTACTAATGCTTTAGCGATATTACCTGCTGGTGTAGGTAAAAGTTGTAATTTACCCATTAAATCATTTCCTTTCCACCATACTTCTGTAATAACATGAGAAGTATTTGCTAAATTCACAACAGATGCTTCAGGATGATCGAGTTCTCCTAAAGCTGTACGTGTTTTTACTGGTCCATCTGCGTATTTTTTTACTTCTCTTTCAAGAATTTCACGAGGATATACACGACCATTGCCATTCTTTTGCTCAGCTTCTTGTAATTTACCAACAAGAGTAACAAGAGATTTACCTTCACCTAATTGCTTATTTTCAGCAATTGTAAGTTTTGCTGATTGGAATGGTGTATGATCTATCAATAATGATTTGCTCATTGTTATTTTTTATTATTTTTCATCTAATTGATGACCAGCTACATCAGTTACATTATCACGACCATCAAAAGTTTCAGCTATTACTTCACGTACAACTTCTTCTAATGTTGATTTAAATTTATCAAATGACTTGCCTAAATCAACACCTGGTCTAAATGATGGTTTTTTAAGTGTTAAGCGATAATAATTAATTGGAAGTTGATCATCCATTATATCAGAATCAACTTCAACATTAAATTGTGATTTTAATTTTGCTACAGCATCTTCAGGTAAAATATCCCAATATTCATATCTTAAAATAGCTTCGTCTGGACGAAAACGAGATTGTTGAAATTCAATTTTATCAGATAAAGATGGTAAATTTGTATCAACCCATTCTATAGCTTGTTTTACAACAGCATTTGGTTCTTCACCTGGTAGTGGACTGAATTTGGCTTCCTGTAATGCTTTAGGCATTTTAACTTTCTGCATTTGATTATCTTTATCAACTAATTCAACTGCTTCTTTTTTCTTTTTAACCTTTTTTTCTTCAGGAGTTTTGTATTTTGGAACTGAGGGTGACTCGATTCCTGAGAGTTTAAGTGCAGTATAATAGAATGGATTTTCAGCTAAATGATCTAAAGCAATTTTTTTAGCTTTATCTAAATCGTCTGTATGTTCCAATTCAACTTTAATACCCATTCTTAATTCTTGTGGGTGAATTTGATTTGGATGTAATTCGGTTTTAGCTTCTTTTTTCTTTTTAGCTTCACTTATTGCACCAGGGAAATCTTGAAATTTATATTTTTCAGGACCTAAATCTTCATCACCATATTTAGCAAGCATAGCTGCTAAATCAGCATCTTCATCATTTTCCTCTTTATCTCCAGCTCTAGCTAATATATCATCTATATCACCTATAAAAGCATTAGCTCCAGGTCCGGGTTGAAACATACCATACATGTCAATAACATCAACATGATCTAAAGCTTTCATTGCTTTAGCCTTTTTTTCAGGAGAAAGATCCATATTTTCAATAGCGTTTTGAAATTCTTCAAACCACTGTTCCTTAACATCTTCAGGAGAATTTACTGTAGCTTCACTTAAAATAGCTTTATTTTTAAGGATTTTAACAGCATCATTAAATGAAGTTACATTAGTAATATGTTGAGGCATACTCATACGTAAATTACGCATAAAGTTATGTTGAGACATTCTACCTTCTTTTAAATCGCGATATTGGTTTTGTATACTTTTCATCTTATTTTTATTTATCGGCCTTGACCTCTATAATTTTTTTCTGAATGATCGTGTTTGTTAAATGATTTTTTTGCTTTACCTGTTTTACGCTTACCAAATGATATTTTATGGTTTTCACGTGAAGAACCACCCTTAGCCTTTGCCATTATTGATTAAGGTTTTTAATTTTATTATTTAATTGGTTTACCATTTCGGAAATAGTGGCAACATTCTTTTGTGTTGCTTTCCAGTAATTAATTCCTCCATCTTCACTTAATTCTTGCTTCATACGAGAAGTGTATTCAACAATACGATCAATTTCTTGTAGTTTTTTCTTTACTTCACGAATTGCTTTATGTAATTGTTCAGATTTAGTTCTGAATTTTACATCTTTTTTAAATTTGTTATAGGTTACTTCGTTAAGTAATTCTTGCTTAATAATTTCTTTTAATGATTCGTTCATAGCGGATTTTTTACCTTTCCATAATTCTTTATAATCAAGCATTTTGGAATGTTTAGGCATTCCTCCAGCTAGTTTCCAACCTGATTTTTGTGCTTGTTGTGTTGCTAGATTTGGTCCTTGACCTTTTTTAGCAAATGCGTTTGGAGTTAAATAACCAGGTACACCTATTTAATTGATTTTAATTCTTCAATTAATTGATAATATTGTAAAAGAGAAATGATATTTTCATCCTTTACACTTTGGGTTTTATCTAATGGTTGTAACAAAGTAACTACTTCAGCTAATTTAATCTGAGTAGTTTTATCAGATACTGTTGGAATTAACGTACTGATTTCTTCAGTAATTGTTTTGAAATTATTATTAACAAAATCACGTAATTTAGTTGTATTAGTAATATTATTAATAAATTCCTTTAATATTAATTTTTGACGATCAGATAAAGTAGCATATTTGCTATTAAATTTCTCTAATAACATGCGGTAAGCAAGTATGCGAGAACCCTTATCCATATTATTAAACTCTTCCATTACACGATCTTTAACACCTTCCTTATCAACTTCTTTACGTGTAATATGTTCTAATAATGTAATTTTATTGTCAATAATTTGTTGAGGAGCTGTAAATTCTAATGAATTGTGTGCTTCTATTAAATTAAAAACAGCAGCTAGTTGCTTATAGTTACTAATTTTTGCTTTAAAAAATTCTTCTAAATCATAATGTTCACGAATATCCTTAATTAAGTTGTATTTTTCTTTGCGTAAAGCTGTTTTATTTAAACGCAAAGAAGCTTCAAGCGTTGCGTTGATAAACGTTTCAGCTTTAGCTTCACTTAATGATTTAGGTTGAATTAACGCTTGATATAATTTATATTCTTTTGCTAATTCGGATTTGTTAAAATATTTTTTAACTAAACCAATAGCGGCAGAATCTTTATTAGATACAGTATCAGATGCAATTTGTCTTACGAGCAATTCGAATAAGATACCTGTATTTTTGAATTTGCTATGTTTAATTTTCATAATGAATAGTGTGCACTACCTATAAATATGTATTTATTATATATCCTTAATATTTTTCTCGTCTAATAGTGACGGTTCCTGATCAGGTCCTACCACAAGTTCTTTACGAGCTATGTTCATTCCCTCAAATAATCCTTTATGTTTTTTTAATTCTGATAAAGCTAAAGGTGAACCTCCTTTAGGTGTTCCTTCACCTGTTTCATTAGGAGTAGACGTAGTATTATTAGCAATTTTGCCTGTTCTATCTTTACCTAATGGGTCTTGTTGTGTACCTATAATAGATGCTTTTTCCTTAGGACGACCTGGTTTTTTCTCATCATATCCTGCAGGTACAGGACCATTAGTGTCCATTCCTGCTCTACCTTTACCATATAATGAAGCTAGGTCATGTGGGGTACCAAATGATCTACCAGTTTTAGCTGGGTCATTACCTTCATTCTCAATTTGAGCGAGACGGAATACACGCTTTTTATCTTCAAGTACTAAATCACGGTACTCATCAAACTGATCTTCACTAAATTGGAACAATTGATGATAGATCCAATCTGATGGTAATAAATTAGTGTCTTGAATTGATTTAGCTAGGTCAACTTTTTCTTTCCATAATGCTACTTTCTCTTGTTCATAAACAACAGAAGGAACAGTCAAGGATAATTCAAAGTTTGATAATGCTTCACCATCATATCCCTGAACATATAAATGCACTAATGCTATTTTGTATAGTTCTGATAGGGCAATGCGTTGAATACGTTCAACTGTACGAGCAAATCTAATATCTTCGGCAGCTAATGTAGCTTTACCTTGTAAATCTTTTTCAAATCCAAAATATGCTTTAGGTACTTTAAGAGCAGCTAACATTTCATCACGTAAAAATACTACGTCTTCAATAGCATTATATTCAAGACCTTTAACAGTATCGATCTTAGTTGCTGTGTCATTACCACGAGTTGGAAGATAATAATCCTCCATCATATTCATCAAATTATAACGCAAATTATATTCACCTGTTTGTTGATCAACATAAGGTGTTTTTTTCATTTTTTGCATCACCTTTTGCATATATCCATCAACTTCATTTGGTGGAATATTACCTACATTTACAGTGAATATACGTTTTTCTGGGGCACGAGTAATACGATGCAATAACATTGCATCTTTCATCAAAACATATTGCTTATAAGTTTTACGAGCAGGCTCAATATAAGATCTACCATATGGAAGATAGTTAGCATCAGTTAATAATCTAAAGTGAGCTATTTCGTAGTTTTGAAATGTAACTTTACCATCTTTATCTTTACGGTAATCAGCATAATTATAACCACCTGCTGTTAATACCATTGGATCAATTCTAAATAGGACAAGAGACGGATTTTTAGGGTCAGTTCCTTCTTCACGTACCATATCATAAACTGATAATGGTGTTACATTATATACACCAAACTGATCAGCTATTTCTAGGTGTAAATAAAAATCACCGTATTTACACATGTTACGTATCCATAACCATAAGTTAAATTCGATATTTAAAACATCGTAAAATAAATTGTATAAAATACGTTGAACATTTTCATCTGCACTTTTAATTTGTAATACCTCTCCAGTTTCATTTTTTAAAGTAGATTCATCAGCAAGTATATCTAATGTAGATGCTATGATTGAATCTGTATCCATTGCTTCATAGTCTGTATATAACTGAATACGAAGTGTTTGGTAATTCATCGTTGGGTTATATGGCATATTGGCGCCATAACGATGAAGTTTAGTGAATCTATCTATGAGGGCGTTTGTTTTTACGTTACCATAGGCTTGAATACGATCAACGTCTACTACTTTTAATTGGTTACCACCAACATTTCTAATAATAACGTCTGTACTAAATAACCTTCTAAGCCTATCAAACAAACCTGGTTGTTGTTCTGCCATTATATTGTTTTATTATATCAATAAATATTTATTACCCTAATATCCATGA